CATTGTAGCCCACAATGCGGCCAACGCCTTCCTAAGCGACATAACGGCCGTTTCAAAGATACCCATAGCGGCAGTGCCTTTCTTAACGCTAAGGGTATTAAGCTCTTGCGCAGCGGTGTTTGCAGTGGTGGCGGCCGTGTCAGCGGCCTTTTTAGCGGCAACCTCAGCGGCGATTGCTGCGTTCAATTCTTTAACTGCCGCATTGCGCTCCTCTGCGGCAGTTTCAACATCCGCGGCCGCCGCTTCAATTGCCCACATGTCGCCCGATTGTTGGGCCGCCACGAGGCGAGCTTCTGCGGCCTTTAAGTTCTCAACAGAGGCAGCTACCCTTGCCTTGGTAGCTGCGACAATAGCGGTGGCCTCAGCGGCCTCTGCTGAGGCCTGCTTTGAAGCAATGGCGAGAGCTGCGACGCGTGCGGCAGCCTCTTGCTTGAGGGCAAGGAGGTGCAATCCTTCCGCGGTGGTGAGTTGGCCGCTGGCAACTGCAGCGGTGATGTCTGCGTCAGCGGCCAATGTTTCCTGCTCTGTTTTTGTGCCGATGGCCATTATTTCTGCCTCCATTGCGGCCATGCGCTCTGCACTCGCATTCGCCATGAGGGATTCGACGGCCGTGTTCGCCATAAGCGCGGCCTTATACGTTCCGTAGGCAGCGATGAGTGACAATATTACGGTAAGCAGAGTGTCAAAGTTTTTGACAGCTGTGGTCGCAAAATCTATCGAGGCCACAAATGTCCCCTGCAGGTTCTCGCCCAACTCGTTCATTGCGTCGTCGATTGCTCCTTGAAGGTTTGACATCGAACCTTGCAGGCCGTGACTCATCTTCTCCAACATTTCGTAGAATTGGCCGCCCTCAGAGGTCGCAGCGATGAAGGCTTGCGTTACCATATCGGCTGTAATCGCTCCTTGTGACATCTCGTCTTTCAACTCCCCGATGCTCTTGCCCGTCTGCTGAGAAATTACAGAAAGAGGGTTAAATCCTGCGTTAATCATTTGCAAGAGGTCTTGTCCCATGAGTTTGCCCGTCGCCGACATCTGCGAGAACGCAAGCGTGAGCGATTGGAATTTCTGGCTATCACCCATTGAAATATCTCCAATGGATTTTAGAATCGGCATCACCTTTTCGGACTCGATGTTGAATGCCAGCATGGTCTGCGCTCCTGCTGCGAGGTCTTTTAGCATCATCGGGGTTTGTACTGCGAATTGGCGAATCTCGGTGAACATTTTGTTGGCCTTCTCTTCGCTGCCAAGAAGAGTGGTAAATGAGATTTGTAGATTCTCGATTTCGCTACGCACACTCATCACTTGGCTTACGAATCCCTTAATCTTTTCGGCGGCAAAGATGCCTCCAAGAGTAACACCAATCTTATTCAACGCTGAATCGATAGCGGCACCCTCGGCTGAAGCCTGCTCGCCGATACTGTGTAGTTGACTTTTCGCCTCTGCCGCTCCTTGGCGTAGTTGTGCAAGGTCGAGTCCGACCCCGAAGTATTGTCTGCCGTTGCTTATTTCCATGCTTGTTTTATTAGTGTTAGCTCTGGTCTATAATTTTTCTGAGTAGCTCTCTATTTTGGGGGTCGTCAGCTTTTATGATGTCCTTTTCCTCCGATTTGCCAGCCCCGGCGTCCTTCTTGGGTTTGGAATACGTCGGCAGGCTTGCGCTGTAGAGGGTGAGATTGGCGTATGACATCTCGTAAAGCACATAATCGATTTGCAGCCCGAGAGCCTTTACAACGCCCGCTACGACCGCCCAGATGCTGTCCGTCATTCCACTTTCGTCGGCTTCGTCAGATTTATCTCGCAGAGGAAAGTGGTAAGACCGAAAAAATCTCCAAGCTGCATTTGATTTAGGATTTGGTAGATGAGTCGATATAGTTCCGTCGGGCCATACTCCTCAAGGAGCTCCTTTGCCAAAATGGCCTTTTTGTCGACGACTTCTTCCACGACAACCTCGCGTTTTCGGTGCAACAGCCCCCACAAATACGGAACTCGCACCTTAGCTTTGCGCTTAATCCGTGCAGAGATGCCCTTTGCTCCCAGCACCAAGATGGCTGCGATGTCGCCAATCGCAGAGCAGTCTTTGGCAACAGCGAGCACGCCCTCCAGAGCGTTCGCCTCGTCGAGACGGACGTTGGGCAATGTGGCCACGTACTCTGAGACCATGATAATCGTGGCAACGCTCGGGGGCGCGACCTTGTATGTTTTGCTGCCGACTTCAATGTCAACCGCCTTTTGTAAGATGGTCTGTGCGACCTTTGCTTCAATGTTGTCTGCCATTATGAATGTGTCGTTATGGTTGGAGGCCGATGCGAGAATCGAACTCGCGACCAGATGATTCTGCCACTGAACTAATCGGCCAAGCAGCGTGGGGTATTTGTGCGTCGCCCCCCACGCAAAGGCGACCCTTGTCGGATAAGCCCGAGATTAGTCCTCGGATGAATTGGCTACGTAGCGTTTCACGGCTTTGCCCGCTTTGGGCTTCAGACATTTGGCCGTGTACTTGAGCATCTTGCCATCGGCCGCTGTGTACGACTCTTCGCAAGTGACGACAGAGCGGTCGATGAGAATGCCCTCACACTCGTCGTCTTCGGGAGTGATGCGAAAAGCGTGCTCGCCTGCGATGACTCCGTCTTCGTCTTCGAAGGGACGAGCCTCGCCTTTCTTGACGAAGTTCTCCCAAACGAGCTCAAAGGTGGTCTTGCCGTAGCGAACATCGACAATCTCGCCGCCTTCTTGCGTTGCCGTTTTCTCCGTGCCCTTGGTCGGGTTCAACTGAGTGGAGTCCTCTTTGGGGACGGGGAGCTCCTTCCAAGCTGCGCTTGCAGGTGCTTCGCCACTCACCGAGGGGGTGGTTTCAATTTTGGGCTGGCCCCATGATAAAATTGACATTGAAGTAGAGGATTAAGTGGTTAAAAAATCAGTTGGTGTCAGGGAGCCTAACCTTGTCGAAATCGCCACCGAAATAGCTGAAAACGAGCTTGATTACAACGAAATGCTGGTTTATTTCTGGTTCGGCTTCCGTATAGATGGTTTGTTGCAGCTTGAACCGATAGCCCGAGATGCTGGCCTTCAACGAGGCGACCCACGATTGGGCGAGGGCCTCAACCTGCGACGTGCGCTCTCCATCTTCCACATACACGCCATTACCATAGGGGGTAATGTCGGCAACGAAGATGTTGATTGTCACGACTCCCGTTTGCACTTGGTCGGGGAGCCCCGTCGTGAACGTGACGACCGCGTCCTCAAGTCGGCTGTCGCGAGGGCGATAGCCTTTGCGATAGACTTCGCCGGAAAGAGCGCGGGCAAGAGTGCTATTGCGGAGGAGCGTGTAGACGTCCGTTTGTATCTGTTTTGCAGTTTTAGCCATTGTATCTTCGATTAGTTGCCTTTCAGTCCAAGCTGCTTTATGAGCTTGGGAACTAAGCGTTGAGCGAGTTGCTCCGCGCTGTCCTCAACATTGTAGCCTTTAGCAGCGACATAAGCCGCGTATTTCATGCCCGCGGCACATACGAGCACGATGCCTTGAGGGAACTCGGAAACCACGTCAGAGAGGAATTTACGGCCCTCCGAGACGCCTTCTCCACCGCCTTTAGTAGCGGAAAGACCGCCCGTTGTCACAACCCGGCCATCTTCTACAATGACATATCCCAGCGAAGAACGGAGGTTGCCCGTGCGGTCTATGAAGTTGGCGTTTTGCCGAGCCTCAATGACGCAACGTTCTCCAACATACTGAAGATTGTAGAGAATAGCTCTGCGCACGTCGGCTATAAGATTGCCAACGGCGTGGTCTATTGGATTGTTTAGCGGAACTATTGGCATGGCCTCATCAAGTTGATTAGATAATCAATTTTAGCTGACCGACAGCCTCCAAGAGGGTCGCAGAAATTATCGAAAACTCTCCTACCATGTTGCCTTCGGCGTCATACAAAGCAATCTCCTCATATGGGAAAGGCTGCGCCTCCAGCAAGATGGTATAGGACTGCTCAGTCTTTGCCTCGCCCAATACCCGAGCAAGGGCATTGAGGTTATTGGCAATGACTTGACAGTCGAGCTTGTCGCCCCAACTCGCCGAAATAGCCTCTTTACGAGGAAATCCCGTAGCCGGGTCAATGACGGGCATCGACTCTTGAACCTTGATTTTGGGTTGGATGTAGCCGTTTACGATAATCATAGCCGTGTCCCTTTATATCCGTAGATGGGCTTGGTTATAGTCTCGGATTCGTCGAAAGCCGCATAGAGCTTGTAGGCCTCGTTTCGGAGCTGCGTTCTCTGTTCCTCGCTAAAGGAATAAGACTGCCCTCCTTGCGAAATATTGGGCGCATAGGCCAGCCACATCAACACGTCGGCCTTTGCGAGGCTGTATGCCTTGCTAAGTAGCGTGTCCTGTGTGGCCTCGTCTAAAAGCGGCAGCCCTCTGCGCACTGCGAGCTCGTGAAATACTCGCAGCGGCACAGGGTACGCGTTAATCGCCTTGAGGGAGTCTAATGTCGTCATACCTCAGTTATGATTTCGACGTTTTTTTAGCGGTTGTGGTGGTTTCCTCGGCGGCAGGCTCGAGCTCGAGTTGAGCGTCTTCTGCGGCATGGGTCTCATCCTCGGCGGCATCTGCGGCATCTGCGTGAAGCACATAGATGCCATCGGCATTGTCGATGATGGGGAGGCAGAGGGCCTGCGCAGTGGTGAACTCTTCCAGAGGGTCTGTCTTGGAATACTTGGCAATCAGAACGTGGCTACCAGCCTTTTGGTAGGCGACGTTAGAGACGGGATTGGTCTCCTCGGCGAGTGTGCCGTATACCAATCGGCCAACGACTTCTTCTGGAACGCCGACGATGTTGGCTTCACGCCATGCATCTGCGGCCTTTTCCGAGCCGTCGGGGTTTTGCACTTTGAGAGTACCCACTACAAGATGGAATTCAGCACCATACTCATCATTGAGGGCCTCGGTGAAGGCAGCACGGCTGGGAACGGGGAGCAGAGACTTGTCGGTTACCACCTGCTTGTTGTAGTTGGCAGCCAGCAACTTGCCTTGGTCAGAGCGACGGAAGGCATCAAAGTAGCGTTTGGTGAGGTAGACGTGGCCGATGGTGTTGCCATCTTCCTCGGCTTTGTCAAACATTTGCTGGAGGTCATCTTGAGGTGTAGGAGCAGTGCCGAGCCACGGGGTGCCAAGGCAATGGAAGATGTGGTCTTCCTTATAGCCAAACGACACACGTACGCCAGTGCCATCGTTGTCGTCTTCAGTCACAAGCAGCTGGCCCGTAGAAAGGCCGCGACGGAAAAGAATCTCTTTGGTGACGTCCATCGACTTAATGGCCTTGGTGGTGTCATCGAAGATTTTAGCAACAATCGTGGCCTCGTCTGCGTTGCGAGCCTTGGCAACATTGATGTCGGAGAGCAGCTTCTCTCCCTTGCGGTATTTCACGCCAATTTTGGGAAGGTCGCCCGTGGCGTTGCTCACGCGGTCGCGCTTCTTAAGGGGGAGAGGCGAGTCGAGGGCCACCACGTCGGCGGCGACAACAGAGTGGTTCAGCTCGGTAGCTCCCCATTTGAGGTCTGCCGAGTATTCCTCTGTGAGCATGGTCTTGTGCAGGAGCTGAGTCTCCTTGGTCTTGCCGTTGAACTTCTCCACAATCTTGCCGATAACGCGAGAGAAGTATTTGTCAACGTATTCAGAAAAGAGTGATGCTAACATTGAGTTAATTAATTTTGCGGTTAAGGAATGGTAGATTACTCGTAGAGCCACTCAATGCGAGGCAGTGCGGCCTTGATTGCCTCCGTTACGGGGGCTGGCGAGGCTGCTACGTTGATTTGGCCCGCGGTGATAATGGAGGCGCGAGGGTCACGTTTGAGGACGGAGGCCTTTAGAACGCCGCAGTAGGCTTTGCCGCTGGGCAGAGCAACATATGCGCCATCAGTGATTGCGAGGGGCGATACGGCCTTGGTCTCGGTGTCGATGACGAGCACGTGACCGCTCTTGATAGAGGTCACGGAGTCTGCAACAGCCGAAACGTCGAGAGTGCGGCCGCCGGGGATTTCGGAGAGAGATTGCACCACGACGATGGAGTCGAGGCCATCGTTAACATCAATCTTCTCGCGGTTGAGACTTGCGGTAGGCATTTTCTGTCGAGTTAGTGGGTTAAAAATCGGTTAAAGAATCGGTTGGAGGATTAAATGTTGAGCTTGGCAACAACAGCATCTACCTCGGCATCGGTGGGTTCGACGGCATTGGGAGTATTGCCTCCTGAAGCGATGGTCGTCTTCACCGAGTTGAGTGGGCGGCCAATGACTGCGCCAGAGGCTCGGGCAGAACGCTCGATTTCCGACACCTCGTTTGTCACATCGGCCAATAGCGCAGTGAACTCCTCATCGGACTGCGTCTCGACGGGTGTGCGAGAATAGGCTTTGCGCAAAGTCTCGGGCAGTTTTGATAGCACGGCGTCGAGTCTGCTGCGACGTGATTCGGTGGTTCTCCCTTTCTCAAAGGCAGATATGCGGTCGTTAACAGCCTTTTGGCCATCGATGAGAGCCTGCGCCCAAGCAGGGATTTTGTCATTGTCGTCGCCTCCACCTTTGTTGGCGTCATTGTCGACAATATCTTGATGCTTATTAGCCGGGGCATCAACGCCCTCTGTGCTTTTGCCGTCCTTGATTTTATACTTCGACTCGTAGTTGCGCACAGCCGTGGTTGAGGCTTCGGCTGCGCGGCTGTCGCCGTAGTATTCAAGAACTTGTTGGAACGTCACCCCGGCAACGGCTGTGGCGATGTCCTCGTCTTTTGTGACCTTGCCGCCAGACAATAGCTTGTCTGCGACCCGACCGAGAATCGAGTCTTGAACCCCTTCAAACTTGGTTTTCAAGGCTGCTAAGATTTTTACTTTCATAATCGCGGTTATAAAATAAGTGGGTTATTTTCGCGCAAATATACGAATTTTTCAAATGATTACAATATAATCACCACAAAATTTTTATTTAGTTATTATTTAGCTATTTGATGCGGTAAAGCTAAATAGAGATAAAATCCGCGATTTTACTCCAAAACATTGAGTTTTTCCCGAAAACTTAATTTACCTTTGCGACGCATTCGGGAACGAACCCGATACTTAACCCCAAAACCGCAACAATGAGACAAGATTTCCAACCCATCAAGACAAAGCGCAGCATTTACGGATTTGTAAATGAAATCGCAGGAGCCATCCTCCTAACCGACGAGAGTACGGGCAAGCAAAAATACTTCATCGTCGCCAAGGAAAGCGAGGATGGCGGATATCACGTGCGCCTCAGTTCTGACTTCAACATCTCCCAGAAACAAGCATCACAGCTCCCGCAAATCCAAGACAGCACCGCGCAATATTGCGAATTTCGCCGCTTTGCCAAAGTATTCTGGCGCACCCAATTTTGATTAACTCGGGCGGCCTTCGGGTCGCCCACTTATTCCAACGCAACAATGAGACGCAGACAAACCAAAGTAACCCGAGAACAGGCCATCAAAATCGCGATGAACACCAATGGGGTGTCTCGTGAAATTGCTGAGAACTACACCGACTCCGAGCTCCGCGAGGTTCTTGGCCTCCTCAAAATCAAAGCAAATTTTTAACCATCCATTATTCACTAACAACTATGACAGAATTTCCTTCAAAAATCAACCTTTTCAAGGCCGTGGAACTCGCTGGCAAAACTCTCAAGTACACCCAGATATGCAACGATAAGTCCGACAAGGCCTCGGCGACAATGAACCCCATAGACTTAAAAATCGAGACCATCGACCTCGAGCTCAATGACACAGATGCGGTTGTCGCTTTTCATGGAACAGCCAACGCGTCGGACATGACTCTTAGAGCTCCACTCAAATGCCTAAAATCTTTGCTCGAGGGTGATGCCTACAGAAACGCGGCCTTTGGCAATGGCGACTTCATTTCGGAATATTTCAAGATTGTAAACCCACAAGTCTTTCATGTTGAGCTCAACGACTTCGTCTCCAAGGAAGATGAGTGCCTCACCACAATTGCTTTGAAAGATTACGCAAGCGTCAATGCAGCCGCTGACGCGGGGTGGCACATCATACGTAGCCTCGCCAACGTGTACGACGCGGAATTGGAGAATCAAGGAGACCAATTCATGGTCTACCGCAAAGAAGGTACATACGACCCGGCCAAGGACGAAGCGGTGCTTTACACGCTGCGCGTGCTCGATGAGGACGGCAATGCCTGCGATTTAGATTAACCCTTTCCACAAACCGCGTGTGTCGGCTCTCGTCGCGCCAAAGGTAGAGTTGCTCCACCTGCGAGGCAAACGGCCGACACGCGCAAAATAAACCCCCAATTATGCCCAACTGTATGAAATGCGCCGCCTTCGCAGCAATGATGAACGGCCAAATTTCCGAGTACGAGCTCGACACTCGTGTGTGTCCCAACTGCTCAACGAACGATAACATCCAACAAACCACAAACCCAAAAGAACAATGACAACATTTGAAGATTGCAAGGCCTACGCCTTGCCACTGATGAAGGCCATCGCAGTCGTGGCTGACGAGTGGGAGAACATTCCCCTTGGAATTCTGGTAAAACTCAACGACCTCGCCGATGCCTTGCACGTGGAGATTCAAGACTCCCTCGACCGAGAAATTCTTAACTCAAACCCCGAATAGTAATTATAAAATCCGAAATTACCCGAATCCTCGATAGCGCACGCAAAGCCCTCCCGGGCCTCACACACGAGAATTCAACCCAAAAGATTCCTCAAGTCATGACGCAAGAACAAATAAAAAGGTTCCGAGAGTTGGAGTCTCAAATCGACGACCTCGAAGACAAGATTAACGAGATGGAGTACAATATGAATCTCTTAAAAAGCGCGGGCGGGCATCCGACAGATTTGGAAAGGATTGTCTCCCTTTTCCGCGCGGAGCTCATAATGCATTGCGAGGAGCGCATACGGCATTTCCGCCGCGAGATTTGCCACATTAACCACGAGATTGCCGATTTATAAGGCGAACCCCATCTTGCCATCGCGGACTGTTGTACGAACGCTTACCAACAAATAGGGGTTTCCGCGACAGAAACTACACCACTGCCGTAGTTTCTGCGACAGAAACTCAAGGAGTGCCCAAGTTCTCGCGTATTTTATTCCCGAGGGCCTCAAAAAACGGCAGACTTCGGGGCAAAAACGCAGAATTTGGGCATTTCTTTGACGAAAAAAGGTACCAGCAAAATCGATAAAAATTTGGGTTTCTGCGGCTTTTAAGCGGGCAGTCGCGTAGTTTCCGCGACAGAAACTACAGCAGTGGTGGGGTTTCCGCGACAGAAATCCCACAAAGTAAAGTAAAGTAAAGTATATAAAGAAAACTAAAGTTTTCAATGCGTGCGTGCGCACGCGAGGCAAACCGCCTTTTGGGTCTTGGCGGGATTTCGCCTCCAACCAAAGGCCCAGTTCCAAGACGAAAACTATGAACGAAAAATTCAACGAGGCGAAGTGCTCCTCCAAGCTGGGGGCGAGAATTGCCTATCGCGTGAGGTTCCTCGAGCCGCCAGAGAGCGGCAAGGAGCAGGTGGACTACCTCTTCTCGTCGTTAGCGGCGATTTACGGGCTGTTTACGGCGCGGCAAATCGGTTGTGGGGTGAACCATCTGTGGAATCGTCACGTGGCCGATGGCGAGCCTTACAGCGGCCGCAAATGCCAAATCGAGCGCGTGGAGGTGCTCTACACGCGGCGCGGTGCCGACGATGCGGCCGCCGGGGAAGAAGACGGCAAAAAGCTAAATGAAGCTAAATAGATAAGTTTTAGTGCGTTATCTTCACTTATCTACTTGCGTGTCACCGATAAAGTTGCGTACTTTGCGACGCATTCGGGAACGAACCCGATGCTTAACCCTCAAAACAGCAACAATGGCAACTTACGCACAAGCAAACGTCGACAAGGCCGCTTTTAACGCTTTCATCGACAGACAGAAGGTCAACGAACCCTTCCAAATCCATATCCTTGGCCGCAACTACGACGAGAGTACGGGAAAGGTTTCCTACGAGGAAGTGAACATTGTCTTCAGTCTTAGCATCTTCTTCGCCTTCGGCAATTCCCGAATTGCCGTCCGCCACACCTCGCCGCACTCTTTTGGGTGGAGCAAAATCGAAGTTTTCCCTGACCTCCACGATGGCATCGACCTCCTCCTCAACCACATTCGTCGCACAGCCAAACGCCTCCTCAACGGCGATTCAGATTACACAATTCAATTTTAGAACCCGGGGCGGCGCAGGCCGCCCCATTATTCCCAACAATTATGAACCTCACGACAACCCTCTACAACAAAATCGGCTCAAGCGCATGTATCGCATGCCTCCCAGAAACGTATGCCGTCATTACCAATAAGCCAACGCGCTATTTCAAGAGCTTCCTTGATGCCGCAAACTACGCCTCAAGCCAAGGCTACACGTTCGATTGCAGCCCTCGGTGCGTGCTCGATGCCGCCAAACGTCTCGCCCCGCGCATGGAGGCCCTCCGAGACCTCGACGGCAACGCCCAAGCTGGCGAGTTCCTCGATTGCATAAACGACGTCATTTCCAATTTCCGCAATTACCTTGCCGTTCCAAGCCGCATGAGCGCAGCAAATGAAGATTTGCGCTATTTCAAGACTTACCTCAAAGAACATGGGTTTTAACAGGAAAGCGACGCCGGGGGTGTTTGCTGGTCTCGGCGTTTTTTCGTATCTTTGCAAGTGAGCGCGTATAAGCCCGCCTCTTGCGTGTTTGTTTGCGAGACGATAACTTGCCCACCGAGAGAAAAACAAGCCAACACGCGGCAAATAAATAACAAGTTCTACTACCCCCCAAAAAACTATTAAGTATGCCAAACGTAAAAATCAGTAAACTCGGAAAACTTTTAACCGAATGCCGCTATTATCGTGGCGAGGCCTCGATGCCAAAAGACCTTGATTGGAATTTCGTAGACTTTTGGATTGCCGAACATGCTGCAGTACACGCAGTTATCCGCGGCGAAGAAGGCAAATTTCTCTCAGCGTACAAAGCAATTGGAGAGCCGGGGAAGTATACCAATATTCCCCCGATTCTCCTTGCTGGCTTATTCGGATATTACTGCAAAGGAGAAGATAAATCGCCAGCCGATTTGATAGCGTCATTTGAAAAGAAGTACTTGCCGAGCTATATGGCCTCGACGGTAAGGTAAACCACCTTTTGACTGCCCGTGCCCTTAATTTCTTTGCCGACCAATCTGTATCTGCAATCCTTTGATGCGAGTACCTCAAATTCTTCTGGATAATCCGAAAGGTGTCTAATCGATGTCGCATGTTTCTGCTTCTTTAATATCATGATTACGCGATTCGTTTTATCGTCCCCAAACGCATCAGAGACTTCGCCAATATGTCTCAACGAATATTTAAATGCGGTGGTATGGTTGGTCGTCCATGATGCGCTCCCCTGATTGTCAAAGGTGCCATTTTTCAACTTGCCTAAAACATCCGTAAGGTCTTTGTCAGATAGGCTCATTCCACGATACGTGGTTCCTCCTGCCCATTGAGGCGACTTTCTTATGAACTCCTCAAGGTCTCTTGCCTTCTTCTCAATTCGGCTGAGGGAATGTCCAGACTTAGACGTAAACTTCATGTTGCCGCACTGTACTTGACGGATTTCCCAGTCCCATCCATTGCTGAATCCATTTGCCGCATTGTAGAATGCTTTTGCTCTTTCGTCTGTGCAATTTAGCATTTCCTTGATTTGGGCAATTTTTCTCTCTTTAGAGCCTCTTATTGTCGGGTGGTCGGTTTGCACCGCATGGGATGTCTGTGCGGTAGTCGGCGCAATCTTTGTTGACTTTTGAACTGCTTTTGTGGACGTCGGCCCAACTTTTGTACCCACTTGGACTTCTTTTGAGGCCACGGCTAATGCTTTCTTTGCCTTCACCGATTCGATTTGAAGCTTCTTGTCGGCGGCGGCATTAAGCCACAGCTGGGCTTTGTGGGTGTCGCCAGCCGCCATTGCGTCTTTTGCAATAGACATGTATTCAAAGAACTCCTTGCTCTGTGTCTTGAAGCCTAAGAGTTCGTTATATTGCGTGTCGAACTTCAAAAGGGTAAGGCGGCTGTCCACAAAGGCAAGCTTCTGTTCGTAGACCTTCTTGATAATTCCTTGTGTTGATGAGCCCAATTTTGTGACAGCGTCGATTTCTGCCTCCAGATTACCTTTGATAAGGCTAAGCGATGTCTCGTTTGTGCAATCCCATTGCCAGCGATTGAATGTCTTTGTTATTGCGCGGTGCGCCTCTTGTAGTACCTCGATGCTGAACTGCTTGTGCAATTGGTGTGCATCTGGAATGAGGTCTTGGATTGCTCGTTCCTGCTCTCGCATATCCTTGAGGGCTTGGAGAACCTTTTGGGTCTCTGCGTCCATCTCTGCGAGCTTGCTTTGGGCGATGAGCTTCTCGAGCTGCGCGTAGTCCACCTCGCTGTATGCCTTCGCCAATGTAAGCACGCGGTCGGCATCTCGTCGAATCTTCTCGTTGGCAAAGACGCGCTTCTCCCACCGAGCCTTGGTGTCGGCGATTTCTTGTGGGGAGCGTGCTGCATGGCGTTTTGCGGCCAGCTCCTGCGGAGTGAGTTCTACATTGCTGTCCAAACCCAACAATTTATCAACTCTCTTGCGGTTGTCCTGTATGAAGTAGGGCAAGCCACTGGAGGTGGTATTCGCTATGCGCTCACCATTCTTCTGCACGTGCTCTTGGAATGATAGTGGTAGGTCTGCGACCGCGTTCTCGCTCTTCGTGGATGGCAGAGGATTCTTCCCGGCAATGATGCGAGTCGAGTCTTCTTCAATCTCTGTCTCGGTTTTTAACACGGGTGTGACGTAGCAGCGGCAGAATGGATGCCACCCAACGAAGACAAAGTCCTTGGGGTACTTGCCTGCGAGGAAATCGCAGATGTCCTCAACGGGGTGGTTCGTTTCCGAGCAATGCACCTCTTGGCCGACGACGAAGTTGAGCTGCTGCCAACGCTCGTGGTCGGATTTGCGGTAGGCCATGTTGGTCTCAGTTGCCGTCAGACGAAGTGCGTTCTTGTAGGAAGAGCGGTACACGCCTCTGCCGGGATGGTACAATGATGCGTCTTGAGATGGCTGTAAATCTCCGTATTCGTCTCGCGTCCTACGAAAACGTTTCTCTGGGAAGCGGAGAAACGTCTTGAGGTCAGAGGCCATTTGCCGAGCGTCTTTGCCAGAGCGCAGGCCAAGGTTGAGGCCCGCCTCAATCTCGTCTTTGAACATGTCTGTGTACTGCCAAACGCGGTCGGAGAGGTTCAAGCCACGCTCCTGCCGCGCCAGAAACGCCTCTAACGCCGCATCATTGGTTGCGTAGTACCTACGCGCCGCCTCGTAGGGCAACGAGGCCTTGTTTGCGCCAAAAACGCGGTCGCAAAGGACATCGTTCTTGTTGTTGGCGAGAGTCCACTCCGAGCGCACCCCATTGACAATGACAGTTTCCATGTTGCGCTGCAGCTTGGAGAGCAACTTCTTCACTCGGTCGTGCGTTATAGGGTAGTCGGCAAACGAGAAGGCCTTGTCTTCTGGCAGCGAAGTCACAAGGCCACCTATGGCCGCTGCCTCTTGAGCGGCAGCGGTATAGATGGCATCGATTTGCTTTTTGTAGCGCAGGATGTTGCGCTGATGGGCTCGGTCGTATTTATCTGGAGGTGTCGCCATCGGTTTGGGTGGGTTGTATCCATCTGTCGTTTAGGGTGTCGCCAACGGCTAAGAACCCTCTCTTATAGAGCGCGTTGAGGGCATCCTTGACCATGCGGCCAAGCTCAACGGCCATAATTTGAGTTGGCGCGAGGCCTTTTTGTTCGACGGCCGCACACATGGCCCTTATTTCGTTCAAGAGCGCATCTTGGAATGGCTGTGAGGGATTGTGCCGAGGCCGCTCAATAACGGGCAAACGAAGCGGTTTATCGGCTTCTGGGGGACGTTTCCCCTTATAGGTGCGGCTGCTCATAAACGTCTGCTATCTCTTGTTCTTGAATTTCTTGGAGGGTGCGGTCAACATTACTGCTCCAGCCAAGATTCTCGATAGACTCTCGCTGCGACATGAGCGGCTTGCCGCCGTTGGCCGTCATGAGCGTGTTGATTGTGTCCTTCTCCTCTGTAACTACGAATGGCGACACAACGTTCTCAACGCGGAGAGCATCGATGTCCGCATGGTAGTTCGCCGGGAGCATTGTTTTGAGAAATGCCTTAATAACATTGACCTCTCTATCAAATCCTTCAATCAAGCGGCCGCTCTCGTCACGTACCTTTAGGTGGGCGTCAATAAACAGCTGCTTGCGGCTTTCCCCAGACATGGCTACGGACTTCATGCTCTCGTATGACCAATCTGGGAGTTGCAATTGCGTGAAAAACGACTGACGTAGTTCTGTTATGAAGTATTTGAGGTTCTCTACAGCCTGCGACCACGTGATATACTGCGCAGTCGCACCTTTGGGAAATTGCACCACAGAGCGGCCCTCTTTTTCGTCCCCCTCTTGGCCATACGAAATGATGCCGTCGGAGAAAACGGCAAAAATAGGCTTCGAGTTTTTGCGCAGGTAATTTCCGTTGCGACTCAACGCCCACTCCATCTCATAGACGATTTTGGAGGTGTCCTCCCAAATTGGTGTCGGTCGCCACCAATAGATGCCGGGGATTTTGAGCAGCGTACTCTTTTCGTCCTCAACTATGGTCATAGCCGAGCTGCCGCCATTGCTCCACTTAATGTGGCGGTCGGCGGTGTACGCGTCAAAGAATTGCACCATGCGGTTGCCGACGCGCCTGCGATACCCGATTGACATTGCCACCATGTCGCCGTATTCGTTGAACAAAGGATATAGCTGGTCATCCAACATCGGCGAGAAGTTGCGGCAGCGCAGCTTGAGTGGCGCATCAAAGCCATAGGTGTTGTTGCGCTGTTCGACAGCGTACCAAAGGGTGAGCACTTCGCATCCAGCGAATAGCATACTGCAACGCTCATTGTTGACGGTGTCAATGCGGTTGCGAGTGAGGATGGCCTCGATATAAGACGCGATTTCCTTTTGTCGGTCGTTGTCGGGGGAATAGATGCGCTTTACGGGTGTGCCGACGCTCAGCTCTGTCATGCGTTTTGTGGCCAAACGCTGAAGGTCTAACGTGATTCGTGTCTGTGCCTCGTAAGTGCCGTCTGCGTTAGCGATGTCCGGGTACAAAACTTTGTCCATCACGGGGTGCATCTTGGGGTCATATTCGGCTCTAAGGCCGCGTTTGCCGCCCCACGCGGGAACAATGATTGATTTCTCCTTGAGCGCGGCAATTTTCGCCTCCTCCGTGAGATTTGAGTTGAGAATGTCTTCGATTGACATGGTTGCGTTTTCGTTAGTTTGTGAGGGTGAAGAATATATCTGATTAGTAAATCAAACGGGATAGCTTCTTTTTATCCACGGGCTTGAATGGGTTCGTTAGGTGGTAATCGATGGCGTAACAGAGAACGTCGACGTATTCGTCGTGAGCGGCCGCAGGAAAGCCGCATACTTCGTCGATAAAGCCTTCGTTCCAACCACCGCCCACCACGTATACATGACCGCCCTCAACGCAAGGAGATGCCGCGTTTAAGCGAGTCTCCTTGGAGTCCTTTGGCGTGGGTGTTGTCGTGACGTTCAATCCCGTGTTTTCCTTAAGCTGGTCGATGACAGATAGGCCGTTGGCCTTCGGCTCGATTCGAATGGTTGAGCGCGTAGTGTAGCCGTGTGACCGAGCGTATTCGGGGATGTGTCTGATGAGGTCTGGAAACTTCATGTAAACCTTCTCCGAGTGCAAGATGTAGAGGTCTTCGCCGACCTTGCAGGTGGCGATAATACCTGTCGGGTCATTTGAGGTCTTATCGGTGTAGGCCGTATCAATGAAGAAGATAATCGGTTCTTCATCGTGAATGCGCTCAAATTCCGCCTCTGATATGCGCTTAAACCACGCGGCCTTGACGATGTTGCCTCCCGTCGGCGTTGGGTGCTGCTGATAGAGGGCAGAAAATACGCGAGCAGAGCGTTTCTCGGCTTCACGCAGGCGACTAAGCGAGTGCCTGCTCTCCCACAAAGCTTCGCCGACGGCGCGAGGGTCATCCGGGTTGCCATCTTGGAGCGACTCGCGGATTGCAGGGATTGAAAGCACCTCCCAATCGTTCTCTTGGGCTAAGATACGCCCGGCGAGGTCGTCCTCGTGCCAGCGCGTCATTATGAACAGCTGCTTTGAGTTGTTGTGCAAGCGCGTCATAAAGACAGACAAGTACCAATCCCAAACGCGCTCTCGATAGGTGGCAGAATTGGCTTCTATTGCGTCCTTAACGGGGTCGTCGATGATGCCTATGTCAACGGCAGTGCCCGTTAGTCCGCCGCACACACCTGCGGATTTGTAAAACCCGCGGTGGCCAACTATTTCAAACTCGTCGGCCGTGCGAGCCACGCTACGAATGGAGGCGTGCCCATGCGAGCCGTTGAGATAAGTTTCGGGGAAAATGCGGATATATTCCTCGGAGTCCATCAAACGTTGTATGGAGCGCGAGAACCCTTGAGCAAGCGTGGCCGCATACGAGCATCCTACGATTTTGAGGTCTGGATTTGTTCCAAGGGCGTAAGCCGGGAACGAGCGAGATACAATCTGGCTCTTTCCATGCTGCGGAGGGACGAAGACCATCAGCTTCTTGATGCGGCCATCGAGCAGGTCTTGGCAGCGGTCGGCAATCAGCGAGTGAAACCATTGTCGGTCGTAGCTCGGGTCGACATACGGCAAGAACTGCCGAAACTGACGTGGGGCGTCAATCTCAAGCAGCCGCTTGCGTAGAGCAAGTTCCTTGCGCAATATGTCGAGCGAGGCCGCCATTGTTACTTTTGTTTTTGAAGCGCGGATAGGCGGGCGAGTTCACTCTCGACCTCCTCGCGCGTGAGTTCTGTTTCTGTTTTAATAACTGCACGCTCTGGCGAGTATAGCCCCAGCAGCTTGCGCCTCTCGACGAGTTGTGCACGTATCTCGGATATGTACGCAGGATTGCCAAGGCCTCGAACGTCCGCCGTGCGGGTCTCGATTTGCGAGCGTTTTGCGCCCTTCTGTGAGCCATCGGTTGAGGCCTTCTTGGTGGTGACGCTCTGCTCGTGGTCTTCCTTGGAGAGCTCCCATTGCTCCCAGCACTCTGTGACAGCCTCGTCAATGCGCTCAAGCTCTAACTGAACGAGGTCGTCGATATTCGAGAGTCGAGACTCGCGCCATTCTGCAAGGAGGAATTCGACGTCGTTCTGCACGGAGCCGAGAGCATAGGTTCGGATATCGAGTCTACGCATAACCTCATCGCGTATCTTGCGATAAGAGTATCCACGTTTGTAGAGCTCCGCAACGATTTCAAGTCTTGCGATGCGGAGTTTATGGCGTTTTACGTATTGAGGTGCGCTCATAATGTCGAATTTGCGTTCTCGGCGTGATTATTGACGTTCTTGACGAGTTCTGCGGTGCGCTCGGTGAGCTTTTCCCAGCGGTCAAGTATAACGTCGCAATAGCGTGGGTCGAGCTCCATCATGCGGCATTTGCGGCCGAGTTGCTCGCAGGCGATGATTGATGTTCCCGAACCGCCAAAGAGGTCAAGGACGAGGTCGCCTTCTTTGCTTGAGTTCTCGATGAGGTAACCGAAAAGGCCGACGGGTTTCATGGTCGGGTGCTCTGCGTTCACCTTGGGGCGGTCAAAGTCAATGACGGTGGTTTGCTTGCGGTCGGAGAACCAAGCGTGTCCTGCACCCGATTTCCAACCATAGAGGCATGGTTCGTGTTTCCACTGATAGTCTTGGCGGCCGAGGACTAAGGAGTTCTTGTTCCAAATGAGGGTTTGCTTCAAATCCCATTCTGCGTTGCGCACGGCCATGCGGAAGTTCAATCCCTCGCTATCAGCGTGCCAAATATAAAAGGCCGCGCCCTTCTTCATCACAACGTCGGCGGCAAGAAATGCGTCCGTGAGGAAGCCTCGAAACGCCGCATCCTCCATGCTATCGTTCTTGATGGTGAGTTTGTCAGCGGTGCCGCCTTGGTAGGCCACGTTGTAAGGTGGGTCGGTGAGGAATAGGTCAACGACTCCTTCAGCCCCGACAAGTGCAAAAACGTCGCCTTTCTGCGTCGAGTCACCGCACATGAGCAGATGGTCGCCCAACCGCCAAATGTCGCCGCTCGTGCAACGTGTGGGCGCGTTAGCGGCATCCTCGTCGGTGTAGTCGTCTTCCTTGGCCGCATCTTCCTCCTCCTTGGGAAATTCGATGTCGTCGAGTCCCCAATCCTCGAGCTCGAGTTTGGAGAAGTCGGCCTGCAGCATTTCGGTGTCCCAATCACCAAACGAGGTGTTGTCCTTGATAACGAACTCTCTGCGCTCGGCCTCGGAGAGCTCTGATGCGCGGATAATCTGCGCGGTCGGTTCGTTGAGCCATGCGCCCCAATAATCGAGGAGCGCGTCACGCTCGGCCTCGGTTTTCTTTTGAAAATCGTGAGAGGCTTGCAGGGAGCTCTGAATCTCGGCAATGTCCATTTGCGAGATTGCAGTTAACGCTTTGTACCTTTGGTTGCCGCCGAGCGGTTTGAGCGAGTCGTCCACTACGATGGGTCTCAGTTCCATCATTTTGGGCAACACCAAGAGCGAGGTCACGAGCTTTGTGAGGTTTTTCTCGCTAATCTTGCGCGGGTTACGGCTATTGGTTTGCAGCTGAGTGAGTTTAATCGTTTCCTTTTCCATTATTCCCATGGTTTGTCATACTGATACTGCCCAAACAAGCCCCAGCGACACATCGAGCTGTAGATGGGGCTGTTGAGTTTGAAATTCCTGATTACGTCTTTGGGAGACAGATAAAACTTGCCTCCTGACAGTTCCGTCCCGGCCGTGTCGCGGACGGAATAGTCGATTGTTTTATGGCCGATGCAACATCCGAGAGCAACCACGATGTCTCGCTGGTACTTGCAGGCATATCCCTTTGCGAGTTTACGGGCGACGAGGTTAAGCGAGAGGTCTGCCTTGCTGCCGTCTTTAGTCCACGGCGAACCGCCGCCAATGCGACAATTCCCGCCGTAAAAGTCTACGGCCAGCTTGCGTCCTGTGGTGCCGCAGTCGGCAATGCTCGAATGGCGAAGGTATGCTCCCGTTCCGTTAACTGTGAGGTTGTAATCCCCTTTTATAAGACGGCGTACGAAGGCTGTAACCTCTCGTACGCGGCGCGTATACCCATCTGCGAGCAGCGGAATGGCAACAATGACCTTCTTTACCTTGGCGTCGTCCATAACCACCTGCGTTTTGATGTCAAGACCGCCCAACCCACTCTCAAAAAGGTGCTTGCAAAGGGTCTTTGCTATAGAATGGTCAAGGGGCATTCCGTCTGTCCCGGGGCGATATTCGCAGTATCCAAAAAAGATGCCTTGGTCTCCCCACCCGTTAAGACTTACCCCTTGGGCGATGTCGGGAGATTGTCGGCCGATATGAATGTCCACGTTGAGGTCGTCTCCGCAAATGGTGTTTTCCTTGCCCCAGATGGCTTGGTACGTCTTGGTGTAGCCGATGTCGTTTACGGCCTCGCGTACAATATTGGCAATTGTCTCGTCATCTAATTTTGCCGCTGAGGTTACCTCTCCGCCGAGGGTGACTTGGTTGTCTTTGATTTGCACCTCAACCGCGTAGCGCGTGCGCTCATCAAGGGTGAGGTACGCGTCGAGCAGCCGACAAGAAATGTAGTCCGCAATCTTGTCGGGATGCCCAAGCGATACGTATTCTGAAAAGTGAAGCATATTTGTTTAGGATTTGTTTTGAGTCGTTCTTCTTGGTGCTGTTTTACTCTACAAAGATACAAAATGATTATAATATAATCACATTTTGGCGCAAAAAATATCGTTTTCGGCATCAAAATCGCCGCAAATCGCTTGTTTTAGCAACAAAATCGTGTTATTTGTGAGTAGGGTGTCTGGCGTGCAGCGAAAGAGCCGCCAGCCCATGAGGGCCGCGCAGTTGTATTTCTCGATGTCGTTCAAGAAGCCCCTTGGGGATGTGTGCCTTCCGCCGCTCCACACACCGCCCTCAACTTCTATGGCGATTTTGTGCAGGGGGATGGCGTAATCGAACCTCCATTTGCGCGTGGGATGGAAACGAAACTCTTTCACGCAGTCTGCGCGGAGCTCTGTCTTGCAGAGAACTGTGAACATGTCCCATGATGGCGCAGAAGGGACTTTGACGGCCTTTTGACGGCCTTTGGTTGGTGGTGTGGATAACGTCATAGCCTTGAAGGATTATATCGTTACAAAGCGGGCCTCGAGGCCGTATATTGCGGCCACCTGCGCCTCGGCTCGGCAGCCCTTGGAACTTTCCCAATCGTCAACGAGGGCGATGATGTCGCATCGCAAGAGCTCCTTGATGTCCTCGCCCATGCAGGTTGCGTAGTCATTGGCGATATGGCTGCCAATAGGAATGATATCAAATGGCGTCACCACGTCGTAGCCCGCGTGGTAAAAGCGTTGAGCGACCTCAATTGCGCGATTACGCTGTTCCCAAATATCGCGCCCCGATATGGGAATGGAAATGTATACCTTTTTTTTCATATCTGAATAGTGAGGAAAGTCATGGTTTTAGCGAATTACGTAGTTACGATGCGAATCTCAATCCCATAATCCTTGGCCAAATCTGCTTTACAGCGGCAGATTTCGCTGGTCTCCCAATCGTCGATTAGGACGAGGATGTCGCAGCGCAAGAATTCTTTAAGGTCTGTAAATATACTTTCATAGAGGTCTCCATCTGGGATGATGACATAGGGAATAAAGAAATCGTATCCTTCTTGACGAAAGCGCATCGCGACCTCGATTGCGCGTAGGCGTTGTGACCAGATGTCATGGCCAGATATTGGAATTGAAATATAAACTCTTTTTTTCATGTTTGAAGTATTTGTTGCGTTAAAGAGCGTCGTCAACCTTTGGTTGATAGGCCGACAGACGCGCTTAAAAATAGGTTAGAACGGCAGCGGTATGTCTGGGAGCGTTGCGGACGCAGGCGACGCTGTGGGCGGCAGCATGGAGAGGGTGGCCTTCGCCCCCGTTCCATACGCATTGGGAGCAGGCTGAGGCTGGGAGCTGCTGCCCAGAGGCTTGAGGTCGCCGAGAATCGGCTGGCTGCGCCGTTCCTCTTCTGTCATCCGCTCGCGCACGCTCTTGGGCAGGCTCTGCTTGATGACGTGCGTAGCGTCGAATTTTGGGCTCTGCATTGCAATGCCCACAAGGTCAAGGTAAACGCCCTTCTGCCCTTCAAAGAGATTGTTGGGGGCGACTGGGATTACGACGCAACGTTCTACGCCGTGGGGAAATTGAATGTCGGCAACGCTCGCTCCCTTCAGCATCGAAAGGTTGAGCTTCATGCCAAAGTTACCATTTTGGCTGTTCATTGTATTTGGGTTTATTAAGTTGATAATTAGCGGGCAATCCCGCGTTAGACTTCTTTTTATTCGTCGGAAAGTCCCTCGAGCTCGATTGCGTGAATCTTGTTGCAAAGAGTGTCTCGCCAAAGGTTCATCTCGGGCGTGTTCGTGGGCAATACGCAGTCCCCGGCATACTGCGGCAGGAGACTGCCAAGCCGCGTAATCTCGTCTGGAATAATGCTATGCCGAGCGCGGCCACACTTCTTCTCAATTAGGCGGTCGGCCCAATCAGCATACTTTAGCAGTGCTCGGTAGACCACTATAGCTTCGTACACCGCCAATAGTAGGATAAGGTTACTGCGGCGAATCTCACCATATCGCCGATGGATGTCGTTCTCAATTGAGGCTCGAAGCGAGGTGAAGTACGAGCGGAGGCCCTCTTGGAATTCAATCATGTGGGTGGTTTCTACCTCGCGTTGCACCGCATCAATGTAAGCCGCTCGGCCTTGCTCATACTCTCGGCGCAACGTGCGCACTGCGCGGCTCAATAGCTTCATGGAGCGGCAGTCCTTGTCTGATTGCTCGTGGCGCAAAATTGCGCCAATGTTGCACAACGTGTCGGCGTAGTCCCACATGACCTCGGCTACCACAAAGGGCAAATAGGCCACTCTGTAAATCTCTTCTCGAGAAAGCCCCTTTGCTATGTCCACAAGGGTTGGATAAGCGGGCGCAATCGGCAGCAACGCTGCGCTAAATCGCTGATTTAGTTGGATGTCCATTTTATTTCCGTTCATTGATGCTTCTTTTTAGCCATTGGAGTTCTTCTCTGCGCTCGTAGATGTATTCCTCGTAAGCCCTTATTTTGGCACGGGGTACTGCGTACTGAACCATTCTGTCGAGTTCCTCTGGAGCGTGTGCAATTATCCATTCAAGCAGTTCGATGCGCTTTGCTTTTGCGGAGTTATTGTCGTGATTCATCGCATTGAGAGGGCTCTACCTGCGCCACATCTGTAGGTTCAAACTGAGTGCACGCCGGGGCGTTACCACGCGCTGCGAAAAATACGGCTGAGCTCATCTGCGCGGCAGAGCTGAGGTCTTTGGGCTGCATTTTGCACACAAAGGTTAGCCTACCATGTCCTCTTGACGAATGGCCAAGTCCGTAAAAGCGGCAATCGCGGCATCTTGGAATATACGTTGCACGATACGCGGCTCTTCGTCCAGCTTGGACTGTAATCTTGCCGCCGCAAATAAACGCCGAGCAGTTCTGGCTAATATGGTACGTGCCCGGGGTTAAAACCGATTCGTTCTTGATTTCTGTCATGATTTTTTGGATTTAATGATTCTTGATTGAGAGCTAATGATTAAAACGGAGCATCTTCGCCGCTCGGCTGTAGCCATTCCTCATCGAAGGTTCCTTGAGCTGCCACTGCATCTTCCTCGAGTCTGCGCCGTAGCAGGGTCTGCAGATGGTTGGATGTATCCCACGCAACTGGGCGCATGGGGTCGAGCGTCTCGTCCGCGGGTGCATACCTGCCATTGTCAAGATTATACTTGAAGATTGCAACCCCCTTTTTCCCGAGGTGTTTGAACTTGACCTTGGCCACATGCACCTCGACATTGTTCGCTACATAATCGCGATGCACCACAATGCCGAAGTCCGCCATGTTGAAGAAGTGAGCAGAGCCGCTTATGTCGTAGAGGGTCGGAGGCTCGATGACTCCATCCTTGTTCTTGTGCAGTTTTGTGGGATGCGCCATAAGTACTACCAGCACGTCGTTGCGTTGCGCAAAGCGCGTTAGCTTGGAAAGCAACTCCTTGATATACTTGGTTTCGTTTTGGCCGTTGCTCTCGTCCTCGAGTCGGTTATATGGGTCGATAACAAGGATTTTTATACCCCGCTTCCGCACAAGATACTTCGCCTTGTTCAAGATGTTCTCAATGGTGAAGTTTTCGTCCGGGGCTATGAATGAGAAGTCTGCTTCGAGGTGCTCTTTGGCCTGTTTGTATTCACCGTGAGTAAGTGTCGCCCGCGAGAAATGCTTACCCGTGAACTTCTCAATGAGTTTAGTGGCGTGGTAGGCCAAAGGCGCGTTCTCTGGGGAGAAATACGCGGCCCGCCATCCGTAGAGGACGTTAAGCCGCTCGACAATCTCGTCGATGAATTCTGACTTGCCCGATGAGGGGATGCCCGTCACAACGCAAATACGCTTCGTCTCAAACGAGCAGAGCCTATCGAAGTTTGGGTGGCCTATCGTTACGCCCGGCCGCAGGCCTTGCTCAAAAATGGCGTCCAGAGAATCCTCAAAGTCTCGAAGGGAGTAGACCTCGTCCATTTTGATTTCGGGGGCATTCTCGAAACACTTGATGAGACTGTCGCGCCCAAACTTTTGTAATTGCTCGTTTGCATCCTTACACGTAGGGTCATACTCCACCACTCGACAACGCTCAAGGCCAAATCGCCGCAGCAGTTCATCTCGCAGCTCCACGCCCTTCGTGTCCGAGTCAACAGCGATGTAGATGGTCTCCTTATCCTCGAAATATTCCTCAATGTAGTCGTCGAGGTACGAGAGGTTTGCATTTGCGCCGTTGGGCACGGACACGGCTGCCGTAAGGCCGACCTCGATAAACGATAGCGTGTCCATCTCTCCCTCCGTGATGATGCAGGTGGATTTGCCCTTGATGGAATCGATGTTGTATGGTAGCAGCTCGGCCCCGGCTACAAGTTTGAAGCACTTATCTCCCGTGCGGAACTTGGTGTTGAGAAGTTGGCCGTCTCGGTAGTAGTTGAACTGCACCGTATTGGCCTTGCCGTTTTTTTGCGGCATCCATTCAAGTCCCTCAGTGACGCGAGCTACCGCGAGGGTGGACTCAGAAATGCCGCGGCCTTTAAACCACGCCAGAGCCTTCGCAGATAGTGTTGGCGACCCCGTTCCCTTTGGCTTTTTATAGGAAGGGTGTGCGTTTTTTACCTTGGCTTGATTAAACCAAGGCTGCTGCTCCATCCATCGTTTTTTATCATCTTCGGAATTTTCTAAGGCCACGCCTTTGAAGCCGCAATAGTGGCATAGAAACTCGCCCGTAGAGAGTTCGCAAGAGAGGCTCTTGTCCCGCTTGTCGCTGCGATTGTTATGGCACTGCGGGCAAAATGTCTTGTAGTTTCCGCTGGCGCGGCCGTAGGGCACTTGGATGCCGTATTTGTCCCAATTGAAGCGTTTCATAAGATGACCCATTCGTTAGTTTCTGCGTTCCATGAATACTGCTCTGAAGGGCGCGGTGGCGCAGAGAGCGGAATTGAGGCCTTTCCGCTGCCGTACGTCCGCCTTCCGTTCTCAATACGCTCGCCCGTCCCCAAGCGATGGTCGGAGGCCGACACGGGGCGCGACGCGCCCTCGTTGTCATAATTACCTTCGGCGACCTTGACCCAATTGCTGCCGTTGGCTAATATCCAATCGAAAGTCGCCTTCCATTTCTTGCCCGTCCGCCCGGCCAAGAAGTCCGAGGCCTCGATTGTCTCGAAGACCTTGACGAATTCCTCCTTTGGGTCGCCGCCTGCCGCAGTCATTTCGGAGGCGCGGAGCTCTATCTTTTTCCGTCTATCCGCATTCAGAGACATGACCTTCGGCAAAGAGCAACATGTGGTGTTCCATAGGGTTGCGACCTCGTCGCAATCCACGAGAGCTTTAGCTCTTTTCTTTACTTTACTCTCCTTTACTTTACTTTGTGGGTTTTCTGTCGCGAAAACGTCGGGAGTGGTGGCGTTTCCGCGGTCGTTATCCTCTGAAAGCTGGGTCGTATTCTCCGCCGGGGTCGGCTTCGATGGTACCTCCATGCCACGCTTTCGGTAAATTTCAGTAAAGTTATCTACGAGGTTTTGCACCCAGACGAGGCGGTGCTTTTGCCACAAATGTGCATCAATCTTTCCAAGTTGAACGAGGGTGTCGATGATTTGGTTTGCATCGCTCTCTGGCACATGGGCCTTGGCGAGAAAGTACGACCACTCGGTTGCGTCGTTACAATCAAGGCAATGGCCAGTGCGCTCGCCCAACGACTCGAGCAACTTGAACCAAAAAGCGTAGCCGTCGTTGCCGAATCGTTCCTCGAGAATGAAGATTGTTCGCCCTCCCTTGACGTAGTGAGGGAAGAAGTCTACTGACAATCGTTTAGGTCGTGCCATAACTAATTATTTAAGGTTGCAATTATTGATTTTCGGAGTTTTTCGTTCTTGGCGTTCCAATCGAAGGAACGCAGCATCCATTGTCGGTAGGACTTCGGGATGTCAGCCAGCTTTTCGCCTTTGTGCTTACCAAAGGGCATTGTCTCGACAAGGGTTGAGCCGAGGGCCGTCTTATTGTCGATAGCTTCTGTGTCGCGGCGCGTGTAAGCCCCTATCTCGGAGATTGGGATTCCGCTAAGCAATCGCCCATTGGAGCCGAACATGCGCCACAGCCGCCCTTTCTCGAAGACGATGTCTTCGACGCGGCCAAACCTCTCGACGTTGCCTCCGAGGTCAACGATGAGGGCATCTTCTTTGCCGGGGTCGATACGTGTTGCGCGGCCGATGATTTGGTAGTAAAGCGCAATCGAGGCCGTCGAAATGCCGAGCACGATGCAATCGATGCCCGTGTAGTCAAAGCCCGTCGAAAGGACGCGCACGTTAAAGAGCACCCGTAGCCGTCCTGCACGGAAGAGCGCGATGGTGGCCTCACGTTCGCGTTTGTCCATCTCGCCCCACACAACGCCCGAGGAGGGGTATCTGGCCGCAAGCTGCCGTGCGTCCTCGACCGAGGGAACGAAGGCAAGAATGTGCTTGCGCTCGGGATTGTTGTCAAGGGCCGCGACCACCCCGGCAAGGCCTCCGTTTGCATCGAAGGCACGTTGGACTGAACCTTCGGTATACTCTGACTTCGAGGAGTTGAACTGCAACAAGGTCGAGTCAAATGCTCTCGTCGAGTAGCGCAATGGCGACCAATATCCAAGTTGCACCATCTCCTGCACCTGCCCAACGTGGATAATCTCCTTGAAGAAGTTCCCCTTCTTGCTGCGGCTTGTCAGCATCACCAACTTTGAGAAGATGTTACCACCAAGGTCTCTGTTCGACTGTAATTTCACTGGCGTAGCCGTTATTCCAAGAACGTGCGTGATGCCGCTGTCCTTGAGAAAACGCCCAAGCATGGAATCTGCCTCTCGCGGGTATAAGTGGGCCTCATCGATTATCATTTTCGTGAACCCGAGCTCCTTGAATTTTGCCCCCAGATTCTTGATTGAGCCGATTGTGGCATAAGTAATCGTACATATCTCCTTGCGGCCAAACGAAGCTGAATAAATGCCTGCTGTGGCATCCATGAAGTCTCCGCAAAGGTCGAGGTATTTGCAATAGTTCTGCTCCAACAGCTCCTTGCTGGGCTGCAGGACTATCAGCTTGTCGCCAACTTCTCTTGCGACGAAAGCTGTTAGTATTGATTTGCCCCACGCCGTAGGCAAGACGATGAGGCTCGGTTTGGGTTTTCCCTCTCGAAAATAGGACACGGCCTTTTCGATTGGCTCGTATTGATTTTGTCTGAGTGTAATCATGTCTAAAAGAAACGACGACCTTTAGGGGTGACCACGCAACAGCTGCGATGTGCTTCCTTTCGGTAGGCTCGCCCGTGGGTCGTCATAATACGTGTTTTCTTTGCCATTCTTACGCTGTTTGCGGTCTTGCAAAGGTGCTGAATGATTATTCTAAAATAACTTTCGCTAAAAATTATCTTAATCTGTATCGTTCTTCACGGCCAAGTGTCTGCTTAGATTCGAGGGAGCGCGACAAGATTTTGATTTGGCGAAGAAGTTCTCTGTTAGCCGTCGTTTTAGGAAGGTCTAAGTTGCCGACGCGAGCCAGCAGGCGAACAAGGCTGTCGCGCTGAGCGTTGCTAATTAGAATCATGGTCGTAATGATTGGGAGTTCTGGGTTACTTGAGAAGGAATCTACGAGCTCCGGCGGTGGGCTTTGTGAATTGGGCCGCAAGGTCGGGGTGTGCTGCTGTAAAGGCCTTTGTGTCGAATTTCATTGACTCTTTGGGAGCCTTGAAAGTCGCGAGAGTCTCGCCGCCATAGGCAATTGCCTCGGCCTCGCCAAAGGCCAATTTAAGCTTTGTTTCCAGCTCTTCCTTTCGCTCGTCGAGGTGGGCGATGTCGGCGCGGAGGTTCTTCAATTCGTGGTAGGCGTCGAGCAGCTCGTCGCCGACCTCAACCACGCTGCCGGGGGAATGGCGGCGGTACTTTATGAGCATGTCGTCGAGGCTCGCAATGGCGGGTTCTTTGCCTCCTTGCACACAGTCTATCCAGAAGCGCGAGACCTCATCCTTGAGCCAAGCGAAGAAGTCGGGTACAAAGTCAATGTCCTTGTATCCAAACTGCCGTCCTTGTGTGAGCCAAGCGAGCGAGCCCTTCTGTAGTTCTGCGACTCCAAGCTGGTATTGTACTTGGCAGAACCAATGGCGAGGGAGGTCATCCCCGTCGATTGTAAACTGCGTGGTTTTGCACTCAAGGATTCCTTTGTTATCTTCGTTCTTCTTCTCGCCCGTGAGCCAGAATGTGCGGTCGGGGGAAACCTGCATGAATGGGCTATCGTTGGATTGAATTATCCAATCACCCGCGCTGCGCTTGATGACCTCGCGGCCAGTCTCGTCTTGCCAAAACATGGACACCGCGTCCTCAAGGTAGTGCCCTGCCTTCATTGCGAAATTCTCGGGCTTGGGCGCGTCTTGTCCCGTCTTGATACGCCATAGTTGATACGGAGTCTGCCAAGGGTTGAGCCCGACGATTGTCGCCACTTCTGATGAACCGATGCCTTGAGTGCGCAGAGCAAGCCACTCCGTGCGGTCTTTAGGTCTAATGATTGTGTTAGCCATAATTGTTGTTGGGGATTTGTTGGGGCGATTAGCTCCGCCCCTTTAGTTATTACTTATTTGATTGGGTTTGGGGTTGAGCGGAGGCTTGCTCTGTCTCTTGGATTACCTCTCCCGTGCTTTCGTCGACTACCTCTTTTGTTGCAGCAGGTTTGCCTTGGCTGGCGGCCATAGCGTCCTCAACGCGGCGTTTGCGCTCCTCTGCCTCCTTCTTGGCTTTAGCTGCCATATCTTCTGCAGCAGCAGTGTTATGACGGAAGGTCTCGTTGACAGTTGTGTCTCCTTCTTTTATAGCTTGCGCGAGCCCGAGCAAGTTGAAGACCATTTCTCGGTCGATACCTTCGGAAGATTTCACTCCGAGATAGTTTAGAATCTCCTGCTTGGCAACGCCCAAGCCCTCGTAGAAGGTGAACATTCGTTGAATACGTGTCTGCAAGTCAGTTGCTTTGCCAAGGGCAACATCGCGGATTTCCTTGACCGCTCGCTTGACAATGGCCATCGGCACAGCCTTCATTATCGCGTTACGCATCGCGATTGCGGCAGCCGCATTCGAGGTCACCACCTGCATGTCATCCGTGTAGGTCTTGCCGTACTTGTCGGTGATGCGACGCGAGGTAGTGGCACTATAAGCCACGTTCCGTTCAAGGTCGTGGCAAATGCCTTGCGCCGTAACAAAGCGTCCGTCGTTGCCAACAATGCGTGTTTGGATTCGCAGGTTGCCCCATGAGTGAGCTATGATTTCTGCGAGGCGGACAGAAACGCCTTCTATGACCTTGCGGTCGGCTCCTTTGCCGCGCTGCATCACATAAAAGCAGCTCTCTGCGGTCTCCGGGTCGAGCGTCGCGATGGTCGCTATCTGCTCGACGATGGCGTTAATCTGGTCTCGGGTTTGGTGCATTGGGTAGCGCATTGCCGTAGAGATTTGCACGTCTACCTCTGCCGACTCCATGCTGCGCAGGACTTCGGCTTGTTTAATTTCTATGACTTCAGTGTTCATAGCGTAGAGTTTTGTTTGGTTATGAATTGTTGTTAATGGGATTTCCTTTTGAGGGTCGTGTAAGTCGCCGCGGCAGATGTTAGCTCCTGCTCTGAGGCGATTCTATGTTCCGTCATCCAAGCCTCGAGGTCTGCCTTCTTGAAGAACACGGCTTGTCCCTGCTTGTAGTATGGAATTGCCTTTCTTGAGGTGAGGTTATAGATATAGCCTACAGAAAAGCCAGTGAATAACGCCGCCTCTTCGACGCGGAGGACGTCCTTGGCATAGAGCCGGGCGACCGATTCTATGCGGTCAAGCCTTGCGTTTAGTTGTTGTAACTCGGTCTCGCTCATTGTTCAAAGTTTAGTTTCGGGGAAAAAGTTCTGTCTATAAACTCGGCCCACGAAAGCCCCGACACCCACCAGTCGAAGAGTCTGTCGACGAGCTCGTCCTTGCTGTGGACGTATGGCTGCAATATTTCTGCGGTCTTGGGGTTCTTCTGAACCAAGGCTATCATAGCTCGCTTGTAGGCTGCGACAAACTTTGGGTAGTCGTGGATGAACTGCATCTTAGTGGCAACTGATGCCATTGGGCAGAGTATGCAGCCTATTCGATGATAGCCCTTTTCGTATAATTCGCAATGGGGGACTTGGACGACCTTGTTGAGAAATTCCCAAACATCCGCGTCTGTCCATTCGATAATGGGGTTAACAATAATCTTGTCCTTACCATTAATGCAGCGAACCTGCGTCTCGCCTTGGGGGGCAAATTGGTCTTGGTTCAAGTTCTTGACTCTCTTGCGCATTTTTGCAGCGAGGGCCTCCTGCTGCCAGTCGGCAAAGCCGTCAAGGTCGCCGGAGAATTTGTGGTCGCTCACCTCTACCTCGTTGCGTTTGGCTCGTTGCGTAGACTCTGCGTGCCTAATGCCCGTGAGAACGACCCGGCCTTCTCCGTGCGTCTCTTTGAGGATAGCGCAGCAATAGCGAATGATGCGCGTTGGGAGGCATCCCTTTTGGGGAATGAGGTCATACATGGACATTCTCGGGGGGAACAAGCTTGACCTCGGGATAATGACGACGAATGAACCTTATTACTTCGGGATGGTCGACTGAGGTCATGGACATCTCTGCCTCGAAAGGCACGCCCGCCATTTCCGCGATATGAATAAGGGCTTGTGAATCCTTGCCGCCCGAGAAGGCGAGGTAAAAGCCGCCGGGGGCGTATTGTAGGGCAAGAGACGAACTTTTGCGCAATAGCTCGATACTATTCGCCATTTTAGCCCTTAAGCCTGCGGAGGCTCGGGAAAGGTAATATTCGAGCGGTTGAGTAATTGCTTTCATGGGGCTCAGCGTTTAGCGGGTTTGGATGAGGCCTTTGCGTTTGAAGCGTCGGTCAAGGGCAATACTTACAAGCAAGAAGCCTGCCCCAATGAAGCGTCGTATAACAAAGTCGCCAAGCGAGCAATCGCTCTCGTCGGCCATCAAAGCAAAGCCAAGACAGAACACTGCGCATACGCAGAATAAAGCGGCATATCTGCGAATAAGCGCGTAGTAAGTGGTATTCATAGCGCACCTCCTTCTTTGAGAATGGCGTAAATTGTAGATTGGGAGCCGATACCAAACTTGGACATCAGGAACGAAACGACCTGCGTCTTACTTTGGCCCTCGACGCCAACAAGGGCCGAGTACTCTGTGCATAGCGCGAGATTGCGCCTCTCGCGCCGTTCCTTAGTGGGGGTCTTAAAAAGTCGAGTTGTCATATAGTTTAGGGTTAAAAGATTTTGCCAATTTGAGAGAACCCTCGCAAATGCGAAAAGAGCCATGCGAATGCGTCATGCGAAATGCAGCCGAAACGGGAGCCATCCTCCTTTAGGATGTCAATTTGGAGGCTGCCGTTGCTTAGTTCTGCACATGTCACACTGCAGCTCGCACCACAAGCGTTTGCAAAAGTGAGGCGTTGTCCACACCGAAGGTCGGCCATAATTGTTGCCTCTTTACAGCCTTGATGCGCTGTATCACTGTGATTTTGGGAAGTTGTCATGTTTTTGATTAAATTTTCGATTTCGTTTTCGATTTCGAGGTTTATTTTGTATCTTTGTGCGCAATCGAGACCGAGTTTTGTCCCGATTGCGCTGCAAAGGTAAACTATAAGTTTCAGTTTTGCAAATAAAATTGATGTAAAATTAAACTATAAATTTCATAACATGGCGAACCTCCAGTTAATCAAAGAGTTAGTCGCTCAGAAAAATATAACATTAGAGCAACTATCTAAAACACTTGGCATTACGCCGCAGGCGATGTCTAAAATTATGCGCGAGAATTCGACAAAAATCGATACCCTCGAGCGCATTGCGTCAGAATTGGGTGTTAGCCCGGCCGTTTTCTTTGAAACTGAAAGTTGCGTGACATCTGTTGCTTCTGACCATAGCTTTTCTCAAAGCGGTAATAACAACACAATGACCCCGCCGTCTACGGAAACAACCAATGAGCTCATAGGCCTGCTGCGCAAACGCGACGAGCAGATTGACCGCGTAATTGATTTAATGCAAAAAATGATAGAGTCAAAATGAAAAATGAGAAATTCTTAGTTATGATTGCGCTGGTAGCATTGCTAACGGCCTGCAACGTGCGCACGGCAACGCCCAAGGACGATACTGATGACACGGCCGGGGTAGAGACAGAGGCCTCAACCACGGGCGATGCATATTGCAAGCAGCTCATTGAGTACGGAGCGGCTGATGCCTGCATTGACCATGCTCAAGGCATTCTTTACGTTGGGTTTACGGCTGGGCAGGTTGCGGCTCACGCTGACGACGTTGCCAAATTGTGGTACGAAGATGCCGTTAGCTCGGGCGTAAAGGGCCTCACAGAGTGCCGACTGATGGAATTGCCCGCGGGCAAAATGGTAGGCCGCTACAAAAAACGCTGATAATGATGCAAGAACGCCTTCATCAGCTAATCGCATATAAGACTGGCGGACGGCAATCAGAATTCGCCAAGCTGATGAATTGGAGGCCGCAATACCTTAGCAAACTCTTAAAGGGAGAGTGTTTCGGTCTGAACCCTGTGTTGGCCCTGCTTAAATCATTGCCCGAGGTGGACGCGAGGTGGCTGCTATTGGGTGAGGGGGAGATGCTCTCTCATAATGGCGTGTTCGCTTTGCGCCACGAGGTCGCCGCACGAATACAAAGTCTTATAGACTACGAAAGATTCATACCCGTAATGACCGCAGAGGAACTGAACGCGATGGAACGTGCTGTAAAAAACGGCCTTTTCCCGCGTTTTGAGTCTGTGACGATGGTTTCTTTGGAACAGCGGCTAAACAGCCGACAGAACGAAATAGACGCGCGTTTCCGCGATGCTATAGAAAAATCAACAAAATCATGCAAAACGACGACAGCAAAAAAATCGTAGGTCGCTTTTTCGAAGCGATACACGCCTTGATTGACGCCAAGACAATCCGAGGCAAGCAAACCTTTACCAGACGCTACGAGATTAATCGTTGGAACTTTAACACGTTGGAGGCCAATCCAAGCAGAGACATTTTCCAACCCGCATGGCTCACTTATCTCGTGCGAGACTACGGCATATCTGCAACGTGGCTGCTTACGGGAGTTGGTGGGATGTACGCCGTTGTCCCAAAGAAAAAAGCCGCACGTTCCGTTGGCGAGGAAGGTGCGACTCGTGAGGTTGCAAAATGA